CTGTATTAAAAATTTTTGCTATTTCAAAATATTCATCTAAAAATTCTCTAGTATATAAGAATACTTCTGTATTGTTAAATTCTAAATATCTTTTTTTATAAGGTTGTTTTTTAAGTTGTGCATAAGCATTAACTCTTAATCCGGTCCCGTCTTTATCTGCGTGACCTTGGTAATCGTAAAGTGATATCATAACTATTTGGTTTTTAAATTATTAATTTCTCTAAATTTATTTACATTGTATTTAACATTTAAATAGTCAACTTCTGAAAAGTCTATATCAAAATGATCGTTCATATTTGCTTTTGGTTTAATATTTAAACCATTATCCTTGTACAGGATATTTTCTAAAGCAGCCATTATTGGATTTGAAGTATCTATTGATTCTATTCTAGAATCGTTATCATACCATCCAAATTCTTGTGGAATTGAACATCCTAATAGATGAAAGGTGTTGTTTTTTAAATGGTTTAAATTTAGTAAACCTTGTACAAATCGTACTCTACCTAATGCTTTTCCCATATCCGGGTTAGCGTGTGGGAAGAAATCATTATACCAAGTAGCACCATAAGATACACATAATTTTTCATATCCTAAATTAGCTAATAAAGTAGCACATAAATAAGCATCATTCTTATCTTTACCTTGAATTACAGCTATTTTTTTAGTTTTTTCTGGGAATTCGTATTGAAGCCAGTATTTTGCTTGTGCTGCTGTTTGATGACAATCCATCCAAACATCGGGTACCATAAATTCATCTGGTTCTATTTCATTTATCCAATATAATAAACGTTCACTATTATATGCTTCTCCAAGTTCATGTAATGAATTGTCCATTACAATATAACGTCCTTTAGCTTTAGCATCTAAAAAATATTGTTTATATTCTTCATCTTGATCTAACAAGTGGGGTAAACAATAGTCATAATCATTGTATTCAGTTGATGATGTTAAAAGACATCTAGGTACTTCATGTGATACTTTCATTTATATAACTTTTTTATATTTCCAAATATACGAAGAAGATGTTGCTTCTCCACCTTTTTTTAAAGCGTTGTTTATAGCTGTAGGATTCCCATTTACTGAAATAGCAGCTTGTTCTATGCTGGGATGTTCAGCGATAAGGTTATTATTTTTGTCATATTGTAATATAGGTTTAGCATTTTTTGGATTTGGTAATCCTTTTTTACCTTTACTTATATTTAATCTATGTTCTTCACTTATTCTTTTACCTTTTCTATGTGATGGAATCCCTTTTCTTCCCATACTTATGTTTAATTTATGTTCTTCACTTACTTTTTTACCTTTTCTATGAGAAATAACACGTTTACCTTTATTTTTTTTACCTGCTATACTCATCTTTAATCGGGTGTTTAAAGTATGTTTTTTTACTCCATTTCCTCCCCTATTACCATTTAATCCCTTATAATACGAGTCATACTTTTTAATATAATATTTTTCTTTTAAAATTAAATCTTTAGTATATTCCAGTATTTCAAAGGTATGAGAACCCCAACCATATTTTCTCCATGATTGTAATATTAGGGGTTGAGTTCTAATATTACCTCGTTCATAATCCTTAATTCTTCGTTCTAAATCACTTGTACATCCAATATAAACCTTACCTTCAGGGTTTGTTATTTTATAAATTCCACTTCTCATAATATTGTTTTATTATACATATGTGGAAGACAATAAAAAATGTGGGAGACAATAAATCATTTATATAACTTTTTTTGGTCGGCCTCTACGCTTTAAGGGGTACTTCGTGTGATACTTTCATATACTATTCTTTTTCATAATTTAATTGTTTTAGTAACTAGTGGGGGAATCGAACCTCCATACCCAGCGGTAGCCATAGTCATATAGGCTCGTGAAAACGTTTACCTACTTCATCCTAAACCTAGCCTAGTTTCCGGCTATTACGTGATCATTAATCGTATCTGTCGCCAATTGCTCTCATGCCATAACTCACCACCAATAATGCACCATACCGTATCTCTTCGCCGAGTTCCTAGTCATACTTGCACCTGGATTTTATAGTTCATACCTTGTTGAGCTTTGTTATTATTCAAATATATTTCCGTTACTTGTTAATTTACCAAATTTCCTATCAGTTACCACTGATCCATTAGAGAATATTGTATCTAAACCATACACCTTTCTAGTACCTGTATTTACTATGTCCTCATTGTTATGGATATGCCCAAACATCATAAATAATGGTTTAACTATTTTTATTTTGTTCATTAGTGACTTATCCCCACAAAATTCTAATTTACCATTTCTGTCATAAGATAAATCTAATACACCTTTAGGTGGTCCGTGTACTATAACTATATCACTATCATCTGGTATTGCTTTATTCCATACTCTGTCTAGTTTAGGTCTAGCTTTCATGAAAGCCCAGTTACCGAACATTGGTGTATAAGGTGAACCAAATATTTTTAATCCTTCTATCTCAACAGATGTGTTTTCAAGGTAATGTATACCATTTTTACTAAAATCATCTTTAGTTACTAAACCCCTTTCAATAGAGGTATCATGGTTACCAGCAACATATATTTTATATTTTATATCTAAACCACTAAACCAATCAATAAATTTTCTTACCTCTGGTTCGTTATTGTAGGGGTCTCTTGGGTTACTACAATCTCCACTATGAATAACCATATCAATACCTTCTGGTATTTGTAGTAATTCGTGGAATGTGTGTGTATCACTAATATGCCAGATTTTCATTTATATAACTTTTTTAGGTCGTCCTCTACGCTTTAAAGGATAAGGCATATGGACTATTTTATACTTTTCTTCTATAATATAATAAAGATCTATTAGGGAGCCACTACAATTTAGCATTTCTTCTTCTACTTGTTCTCTATTGCATCTAAAATGTTGGGTAAATGATTTTTTAAGAATTGATAGTCTTTCAGCTTCATCCTTTTCAAAATCTTCAAGTAAACGTTTTCTGCGAGCTATCATTACAGCTCCTTTTTCGAGATATTTTTGATAATCACCTTTACATTCGTCAAGTAAATCCTTTAATTCGTATTCACACCAGTATATTTGTGCCTTATAACATGAAAAATCGAAATCACCATTGAGTATACGATCGCGAAGAGGTTGGCGATTATCTAACAGTTTATTTTTGGGTTGGTACATCCTCCACCACATAAATCTGTTATAATTTATTTTTTGATATTTGGAAAGTTGTCTTTTTACTTGTTCTCTAGTCAGAGGTGGATTAAACATATAACTCTTATTTTACCCCAATATACGACCCCTCATTGGAGTAACCACATTTTTACATGAATTTCTTCCAGTTTTTTTCTTCTTCTGAAGCTTTTATTTCATATGGGTGATTTTGGTAAGTGTGACCCATTTTGTAGTAACGACGCATCCATGATTCAGATTGGAGGAAATGAACATATTCATGTATAATACCTCTAGCTATATCTTCAACATTGTTTACATAGTCTGAGTATAGAAATAATTTATTCTCTTTTCTATCAAATTCAGCTTCGGCCGGATCATCACCTTCCATATCGGGTTCTCCACTTAATCGGGCAAATATATTTCTATGGACTTCAATTAGTGGGTAGTTTTTTTTACCCTCCCCATAGTAATCTCTTACTTTAGGGTAAATTTCATTTGCTATTTTTAAAATCTCTTTTGAACCCATACTTTACTTTATTTAATATATTATAGTTTCATCATCATTATCTAAAAATGATTCTAATTTTCTTATTTCTTCCTTAATTTTATTTTGCCTCCATCCTGAAAGAGATTGATTTAGTTGTTTGTTTAAATTTTGGATTGTTATTTTAATATTTTCTTTTTCCTCATTATCAATTACCCCATCTTTATTTACGTCATATTCTGAATAGTGTTCTCCATCGTTCCCATTTTGACCTATGATTTCCATTCTTTTTTCAGCCGCTTCCCAATCTTTAATTTTTTCAAGTCTATCTAAATTTTCCATAAACTCATCTTGGGTGGTGATTTCCTCAGCATCCTTAACTTCAAATTCCATAGCGGCTTTAGTTAAATCTCTATTTGGTAAAGGGTATCCATCATCATCTAAATCATCCCATTCTGAGAATTTATCTTCAACTTTTTCCCCATATAAATTTTCTTTATAATTTTTTTTTGGGTATGCTTTTTCAAATGCAAAGTTAGAAGCAATTACTAGGGAAATTGCTAAAGGATCAAACACAAAAATTATAATAAGTAATAGTATATTTATGATTTTATCCATAGAATAACCCGTCAAACTCGATAGATACTGCAGTGGTCCTAACTCACCAGCTATCTCGGTGTTATTGTCAAGTTCCAATACTTGCAGTTGAAATTTTTGGAGACTATCTGATGCTACTATTCGTTTTTGTTGCGCCAGTTTACGATTCTCCTCTTCAATGTTAATACGATTCTGTGCCATTCTAAGCTCAGTTGTGGATATGGTTTGTCTAAAGCCCCCAGATACCGAGGTGTCTCGTACTTGGATGGTCGAAGCTTTTGCATTAGATAAAGTACTAATATTACTAGAAATTCTTTCAATTTGCGTATCATATCGTGTTACATCATTTTGATAAAAGTCAATTTTTTGTTGAATAAAACCTTTTTGGTTTTCTACTGCTGATAGTTTTGAATATGTTTCTTGATATGCAGCTGATAGAAACCCATAAATACCCATACTAGTAATTAATACTAATATAACGGTAGCTATAGATAAATAAGTTCGTAAGGTTTTATTAATTGTATCCCAATATTGATACAATAGTGAAGCTGTTACTAATTTAGCAAATTCAAGTGAACCCGCCATGATAATAACCTCTAAAGATGCACCCGCAAAGAGTTTACTAAGACCACTAACTGAGTAAAATGCCGCTGATGTGCTAACGGATAGAGCAGAAAAGGCAATAAGAAAAGGAAACATTCCTTGTTTTATTTTACCTAGCACCCCCATAGTATTCTGTTGCATGTCCTTCATTTATTAAAGTTTTATTTATATCAATATCTTTTATGAATATAGTACCTAAACATCTACCATATTTTCCAACCCCATGGGATTGTAAGATGAAATTACCATCTTCTAATAATTCAATTAATCTTGCTTTTGCTGCTAGTCCTAATTTCTTTTCTTCTAAATCCCGAGTACGAGATTCAGGGGCATTCATACCCATCATTCGAATTCTTACCTTTTTCCAAGTATCAAATCCTAAATCTACTAGAGCATCGACAGTATCCCCGTCAACAACCCTATCTAATTTTGCGTTGTATCTATACATGGTTATAAATATGGTAAGAAAAGTGGACTAAACCACGCTATTTTCTAAGGCCTTTGTGTTTATCTACACGGTCTAGAATCTGGTTTAAAACATCAGCTTTAATAAACCCAGCCATAGATGCATTTTTAACAGTACTAATTAATTGGAATATTACTAGGGGCATTAAGACAGTTTCACTTAACCATCCTGCTCCAGGGATACTTTTTTCTATAACTAGTATTAAAGTTAACATAACAACCCAAAAAATAAGGGTTCTTAAAATCTTAATTGCTTTATAAGTTTTAAATCCTTCTCTTTTAATTCCAGCAATTATACCAAAAAACCCATCAGCAAATACTAAAGTAGTAATTGCTAAGTATTGTTCTGCATTTTGCATTGTGAGTTCCATAAAGTAGGAACATATAAATCCTATTGACATACTTGTAAAGGCTATAATTGCTTGTGTTGTTTTCATCTTACAACTATTGTTTATGAGGTTCTAAAGATTCTTGATAATTTATATCTCCACTTTCTATTAAAGTATATGTAAATGAATTACCATATAGGTTTTTAGCATTATTACAAAGCTCCATAAATAAAGTAAAATCATTATTTGCTGCAATTACTTGACAACCAGCTGACCATCTGTCTATTTGGGATGAAATTGCTCCTTCCCATTTAGTAGCTCTATGGATATTAATTCCAAAAATACCTTCAAATATTCTATTTTCATCCATATCATATCTACCATCTCGGTTATTATCTCTAAAAACTTTGACAGGTTTTACTTGTCTTAAAGCTTCATATTTACCTTGATGTAACCCTATTTGGTGTGAGCCTCTATATTGACCCGGGACTAATATAGCAACTCCATCTGGGTTTAATAAGTTTTGTTCCCAATGTAATCCAGGATCACAAGTTGCAGTAAATTCATGATACATCATCTCATCTCCAACTGAATATGAGACTGTTAATAAATCATCAAATTTGTTAGTAACTTCTTGATTAGTAGCTGAATTTCTAACTCCTACTATATTTAGATTATAGTCTCCTCCTTCGAACCAAGTAAAACCTAAATGTTCTACTGTTGCTTTAACTTTTTCTCTTGTGTAAGCCATAATTTATTTTTAATAATCTAATTTTGAAAATCCATTTGGTACTACTCCTTCACATATTAAGGTAGCCACAATAGGTGATACTACTGAGCCTACAAACAAACCTACTCCTGCTGGGGTTGATAATGCTGCTGTTGCATATATTGGATTTGCCTTACCCACTACATTTGTAAGTACTTTTGTAAGTAGTTCTTTATTACATTTACCTTTTACACCTGGTATTAAGAATATACCATCTGCCAAAAGTTTACCTACTTCTTTTGATACTAACATTATTGCGGCTTTTTGACCTAATGTTGCCATTGCTGCTATCATTGTTCCACTTATAGTTGTAGAAGTAACTGTTCCTGGATCTGCTGGTGCAGGTTTTGGAGTAAAATAAGCAACACATCCTGTTGTTAATGCCATATTTAATCCTATATAACAAGCATTTTCATCCAACCACTCAGCTGCATCTTCTGCTGCGTCTTTAATATCTTCGGCTACATCTTCGATTACTTCTAAACCATCTTTAGCAAAATCAATTGCTTGTTTACTGCCTTCTTTCCAAGTGTCAGATGCTACATCCAATCCTTGTTTTGCTGCTTCTTCAGTATTTTTAGCAACCACATTGGCTGTTTGTTTTACTGCTTTTTTAGAATCAGTATAAACATTTGTAGTGGTTTTAGCGACTGTGTTAGCTGCTTTTGTTGTTTCTTTGGCAACCGTATTAGCTGCTTTTGTTGTTTCTTTTACAACTGTGGTAGTTGTATCTACAACTGTATTAGCCGCATTGTTAGCTGTCTTTTCTACAGTTTTGGAAGCTTTTTTTACTCCTTTTTTAATACTCTTAAATAATCCCATAATCTTTATTTTTTAAAATTTACTTTCTTTTTTTAAATTATTAATCACTTCTTGTATTTCTTCAACTGATTGTTTTATTGAGAAATCTAGGCCTGCTTTAAAGTGATGCTCGTCATATCCCTCTTTAAATATAATAATATGAGGTATGGTTCGTACTTTATAATTTTTTTTAGATTTTGGTGATTTTGCTATATCACATCTGTAATATTTAATCCCTTTAAGTTTGTCCCATTCAGAAAATGAGTTAGCATCATTAAAAGAAGCCCAAAATTCTACTACTACTATTGTAATCCCATCATCTTGAAATGCGGATCTACCTTCAATTGTTTTTTCAAAATTATCGTCAGTAATGACAGTTTGAGAAAAACTATTAAAACTAATGAATAACAGTATAATTAATAGTAACTTTTTCATATTTTTATTTTCTCATTTGTAGTTCGTAAAGACGCTCGTCAATTTTCTTTAACTGCTCCTTTATTTCTTCTACATCACCTTGTGTATTGATGATAGCGTCTCTAATAGCTTCATCTTTCATTTGGAATTCAATCCTTTGTATTTCTGGTTCTGGTAGTCCTTTAGCTTCCTCAATGTCAGCTTGTAAGGCAAACCACATACCTATTAAAGAAGATAGACCTACTACTAATAAACCTATTGTTTTTAGGTCTAGTGTTATTTTAGTATCTTCACTTAATTGTTTTGCCATTTTTTTTAATTTAGTAAATAGGCGTAAGGTGTTGAAGTAACATCTTGTCCTATTGGGTAGTTTTCTAATTTTGCTTTTACTGTATAAAATGCTTGTTGATAAGGGTTCCAAAATTCACCTTCAGCCTCTAAACATATAAGACCATCATGTACATCAGCAACTGTAGTATTTGCATATACTATGTAATCTTGATCTCCTGGAATTTCTAATTGGGTTGATTTTGAATCTACAATTGGGTTTTGATACAGACCTATATCTAATAATTGCCCATTATCTAAACCATCAATATCTTTCAATATTACAGCAAAATGTTCAACATCCAATCTTGGATCACCTTCATCTCTTTGAAGGTATAGAACAAAAAGTTTAGTTATAACCCCATTTTCTTCTTTTATACCTCCATAAGTATTTACTACTCTGTAAAATTCAAATGGGTCTACACTGTTACCATTAAGTTCTAATTCAAATGTAGGTTCAAGTGGGTGTATGTGTTCTTCTTTTTCACATCCCAAAAATAAACTTACAAATAATGTTAATAATAATAATTTTTTCATGTCTTATCTAAATGTATAATTAATTCCAAAAGTTGATTGATATAACTCACTATCCCACATTTTAGCAAATTCACCTTCAACAAATATTCCTAAATTTCTGTTAAGTTTCCACCCTAAGCTAATACCTGCGGAGTAATCTGTCCATTGGTCGCCATTTGTTTGAGAATGCCCTTCATGATGACCTTCATGACTCCACCCATTTCTATGTAGGTATGAATATTTAACATCTCCTTTAATGTACTTATGAGCCGGTAAAATTATATTACCGTAAGCATGAAGCCAAAAATTTCTTTTGTAATGGTAAAAATCAAAACCAACAATAGGAGCTATTTCTATCCAAGGATCTAATTGGCTCCATTTTTCTCCATTGTACCTATTCATTAACCTAGTAAAATAGGTATCTCTAAATTCTAAATCGGAATCTGCTACTCTATCACCTTCTGGGTTTAACCAATACCAATCATACCTTACCATTTCTTCTCCAGTTATAGGATCAGTACTTGTTTCAGTATATGGTACATCTTGGTATCCATATTGATATCCTAAAGTATACCAAGGATTAGTTGGAATCATATTACCATTACTATCCATTGAGGTTTCATTTAACCACAATTCTATAGGATTATACCCATATGCCCTATCATGACCTCTAGCAATAGCTCCTGCTGATATAGAAAACTTTTTACCTATTGGTAATCTAGCTCTAAGTTCTGCTGAATTGTAATTTAGGTTTATTTTTTGTACTTCTCTACTCTGTACTTTTAATATATGGTATTTACCCGTATGTTTTATAAATACATTATGGTTTTGAAATTCTCTACCCATCCATCTTTCCTTTTCCAAGTGGAGTTGATATTCTAATCCTCGAATAGCTGAAGTAGGTGCAGAAAATACTAATTGACTTTCTGTACCATCGTAAAAGTTTTTAGGTTTTCTTTCATAGTCGAATCTAGCTAATTTTCTAATTCCAATACCTATTCTATAATCAAATGGATAATCTGGTGTATTATCTTCTACTCTAGGTATATCATATAATGTACCTCCTTCACCTGTTCTTACAAAATAGGTAGGTTCTGCTGCTTCAATTGAATTTGATATATCCCCTGCAGCGTATATTGTTCCATATTGAATGAAATCCTTATAAAGTGACTTTAAAAATCCCTCCTTCTTTTCCTGTCCAAAGGATAGAGTTGAAATTAAAATTACTAATGTAAATAATATTTTCTTCATATTTATTCTTTTTTTCCAAATATTTTTCCGGCTTCGGCAATTCCAAAGCTTCCTAATGTAATGTATAGGAATGAATCGTAAATAAATTCATTAATTACTAAATCTTTACCTAGATACCCTGTTGCTAGATCAACAACAGCAAATATTACCATAACAGCAAAAGATAAAAACCCAACTACGGATTTTTCATTGATATCGTTTTTGTCTTTAAAAAGGTCTTTAAAAGCCATCCATTTATTTTTTAAATAATTTAACATAATGATAACATTTTTAGACAAAAACTATATTTGTTCATAAATATAAAAAAAAGAGGCACTAATGTGCCTCTCTTAAAATTAATTATGTAACATCTCGTTAACCGTCACAACTTACACAATCTGCCATTCGAGATCCTAGATCTCCTTTAATAACACTATCTGTTCTTAAATAATATAAAGTTTTAATCCCTAATTTCCAGCTTTCTAAGTGAACTTGGTTTATCCATTTTGGAGAATCATTCACATCAAAAGATAGATTTAAAGATTGGGTTTGATCAATATATCGTTGCCTAATAGCCGCTTGTCTAACTAATTCTAATTGATTTATTTCAGGGAATGTTAAAAATAATTCCTTTTCTTCAGGTGTTAGAATATGATCAGGTAAACCTTGTGCTGAACCATCTTGAGACAACATTTGATCCCACCATTGGTCTTTATCTTCTCCTTTAGCTTCTAAAATTTCTTGTAGTACCTTATTTTTTCTAATAAAAGTACCTTTGGCACCATTAAAAGTATAAATATTTGCCGGTAATGGTTCAATACCAGCACTAATACCACCACAAATAACAGAATTTGATACAGTTGGGGCAACAGCTAACAAGTGAGTATTTCTCATACCTGTACCTTTACACCATAATGGTTCTCCATATTCTAAAGCTAAAGCCATAGATGCTTTTTCTGCTTTTTGTCTGATATCTGAAAATATATTGTGAGTATGGGCTGTAGAAGCAATTGAATTAAATGGTAATCCTTTTTGTTGTAAGAATGAATGCCATCCCATTACACCTAAACCTAAAGCACGTCCTTTACGAGCATGATTATAAGTTCTTTGTAATGAATCTTTACCAGCTGATTTATCAATAAATTCTTGCATTACACCATCTAAGAACCAAGTTGCTAATTCAACAGCATCTGTATCTTTCCATTCATCATATTTTGCTAAATTCATAGAAGATAAACAACAAATAAATGAATGTTCTTCATCTGTAAATAATGTAATCTCAGAACAAATATTAGTCATTGATACCTCTAAATTGTTTAACCTATAAGCAATTGGGTTATCTTTATTAACATTATCCTTATACATGATGTAAGGTTCTCCGGTTTCCATTCTAGATTTTAAAACAGTAGCCCATTTATTCATTGCTTCAGGGTCTCTTGCTTCTAGTTTTCTCATAAAAGAATCTCCAACTACTACACATTGGTGTAAATTAAGACATTGTCTATTAGGATCACCCTTAGGTCTACGGATTTGTAAAAACTCATCAATATCTCCATGTTCAATATCTAAATTAACAGATGCTGCACCTCTACGTACATTTCCTTGATTAGTAGCAATAATAGATGAATCAAATATTTTAGCCCATGGTACTACACCTTCACTTTTACCATTTCCTGTAATTCCCTCTCCACGTTCTCTAATACGAGATAACGAGATACCTACACCCCCACCGGATGCTGTTAACTTCATTAATTCTGCGTTTGTTAAACCGATTCCACGTATTGAATCAGGTGTATCAACACCAAAACATGAAATTGGTAAACCACGATCAGTTCCCATATTTGATAATACAGGTGATGCTAAACCTAACCAACCATTCCACATTATTTTAAAGAATTTATTAGCTAATTCTGGTTTTCTAAGTCGGTTGGCCGCGGCCTGTGAGACTCTTCTATAAGCTGTTTTTACAGTTTCTCCTGGTAGTAAGTATCCCTTGCTAACTGTGGCTAAAGAAATTTCATCCATCCATTCAGGGAAATCTTTACCTCTAACCCAATTTGTATAATCTGCTTGTAATGCGTTGTTTTCCATATTTTTTAAAATAAATCATTTGCGTCCCAATTTTGAACACCTTTACTATAATTTGTTACCCTATTTGCAAAGAAATCTGTATGTTGTTTACCAGCTGATAAACTATCAAACCATTTCATTCTTTTTATTGCATCTTGATCTATACCATTTACAATAGCTTCATATCCTAGATCACCCATTTTAGTATTTACTCTATATTTGATAAATGATACTAAATCATATTTAGGACATCCTTTTAAATCACCCATTTCATAAACCTTATCAATAAAATCTAATTCTAATTTCAAAGATAATTTAGCAGCCTTTTCAATATCTGCTTTTAATTCAGGAGTATTGAATTCTGGGTGTTCTTGCATTAATGTTCTAAATAACCAACATCCCGCTTCTGAATGTAATGATTCGTCTCTGATACTCCACTCTACAATCTGGCCTACTCCTTTAAGTTTGTTATCTAATTTAAATGATAATAAAACGGCAAATGAAGAAAATAAATTTACACCTTCTGTAAATGCTGAAAATATAGCTAATGATTTAGCTCTTTCATGCCAATTAGGAGTACCATCATGAGAATCTCTTACAGTAGTTAAAGCTTCAATTTTTGCCATTGTTGCTTCATCTTCTAAAAATTCTGCAAAGTTATCTAATCCCAATTCTTCATTTAATAAGGAATAAGCTTCGGCATGAATCGTTTCAAAAGCACCAAATGTAACAGCCATCTTAATTATTTCAGGTTTTCTAAACCAACTTGTTACTAATGTAGTCCAATAATCATTTACTACAGTTTCAGTTTGAGCAAACCCCTTTAAAATAGTACCAATAATATTCTTTTCAGATTCAGTTAAATTTTGTTTCCAATCATTAACATCAGACATCATAGGTACTTCTGTATGTAGCCAGTGTGCTTGTTGTTGTTTTAACCAATAATCGGATGCTTGTTGATATTCAAAAGGTTTGTAAACAATTCTTTCCTGTAATAGTGAGGTTTTTGCCATTTTTAATTTTTAATTTGTTAAATATTATTTTTCTAATTCGAAGAACTTTTTACGAAGCAACTGTTTATCAAAAGTATCAACATCAGTGTCAAACTTATTGGAACGATTATTTGAAACCATGGTCTCTTCTTCATCTCCTTCAAAATACTCACTTTTTACCGTAAAGTGGCCAGTTGAAGTGTCTGCTTCGATACCAAAGGTTATACCATCCATTCCATACCTGTTTTTCATTAAGTGAAATCTACCTGTGTTGTTTACTTTATCTTCTTTTTTACGTGAAAGAGACATACAAAAATCAGTTATCATAATTTTATCATATGATCCTGCTGCCTTATCACCTTGGATAACTTTATCCTGAGCGCCTGCACGATTAACTTGGGAAACTGACCAAATTGGAATATTGAGTTGTCGAGCTAATCCTTTAGTGCTAGTATAAATATCGTCAATTTCATCCTTACGTTCACGATTTTTCTTTCTTGATGAAAGTAAATCTACATAATCAATAATTACTAAATCAGGTTTAAGCCCCATACTTGTTGCTTTTGCAATGTGAGATTCAATAGTTGAGACTGTTGCCTTTCCTGTTGGGTATTCTTTAATAATTAATTTACCTGGTAATTGGGGAATGATCTCTTCAATTTTATCTCTATGGGAATCTACTTTATTAACTGGGATTTTAGTGAAGAAAGCGTCATATCGTTTACCAACATAATCCTCACCTAATTCTAGAGTGTAATGAAGAACGTTATATCCTAATCTTACAGCATGACCCCCTAAAGCAACTAAAGACCAAGATTTACCACCTCCTGGGTTACCAAATATAAGACCAAAGTCTCCGTTTCCAAGTCCACCTTGTAATAATTCATTAATTTTATTCCAAGGGGTTGGAACAGTTTCTCTTGAATTTTCTCTATACCTAGATTCAATGTCTTTAACATATTCATGTCCTAAATTTTTATCTTGTCCTGCTTTTAAAGCATTATCAACAATAAAACGAATACCATCAAAATCGCCTGCTTTCAATAAGTCCACAGACGACATTAAGGCCTTTTTCAATTGTTGGTTCTTACAAAAATTTGTAAATTCTTCTTGTACGTATTCTAAATCTTCGTCTGAAGTTACATATGCTTGTTTAAGCTGTTCTTTAATTGATATTTGTAATACTTCATTATCTACTTTTTGTAATTCTACTTTTAATATATCTAATGAAGGTGTTGTGTGGTACTTATCAAAATATTTAAGTACTTCTTTAATAGCCCATTTAATAGCAGGATTTTCAAAATATTCATCTGACATAATATCATGAATATTAATTAAAAATTCTTTATGGGTTAAAAGAGATGAGAGAACTTTAATTTGAAAGTCATGTCCGTATTGATTTATGCTTTGTAATGTCATTTATAACCTTTTTATCTTAAATTATTTATAAGTTGGAAGTAAAGCAAATATATCTTTTAACCAGCTTTCTAAATTTCTAATCATTCCTCCTAATTTATCTTCATTGTAAAACTGGATAAACATTTCAGGATTAAAATCAGGAAAATCTTCTACTATTAAATTATCTATATGTTCTTTACCTCTATCATCAATCATTGGTACGCTCAAATCCATAACTTTATAATTAGTTTCAATTCGAGCTTGCTCCTGCACTATACGTGAATATACGACATGGTCCTTAAATTTCCTAGCAGATATATCGAAAATATCTTGAAGTGTTAATTCTTCTGTTTTTAATTCAGGGAACTTTTTAAATATTCCTTTTGCACCTAATCCCTTAATACCTTGAATATTATCCGAACTATCTCCTAATAATGTTTTATGTAAAATAAAATTAGAAGGTTTTAATCCAAATTTTTCTTCTACAACTTTTGGAGTGTAATATTCTTTCTCCATTGGCCTGTACACAATAATCTTATCAGTTACTAGTTGGAGGAAATCCTTATCACTAGATACAATAAAACAAGTAGAATCATGTTTTTCAACTAATTTTTCAGCTAACACTGCTATAATATCATCCGCTTCTACTTTATCTAATATAGTAGTTTTTACAGGTAATAGTTTAAGGTACTGGATTATTCGTACAATTTGGTCAATCTTTGAATCATGTTCTTCTTCAATATTATCAAATGCTTCCCAATTTGTAACTCTTTGTAAATTTCTTGTTCCCTTGTATTCGGAGAGCAAGTTCTTACGATTTACCGTTGAACCCGCTCCATCGAATACTACATAAACAGAAGTTGGATTTGTTTGTCTAATCATGGCACCTAAAGAACGGAAGAACCCACCTAATCCACCAATGTGAACCCCATCAGGATTAACCATATTCATCATAGCAAAGTTTCTAAAAAATAGATTTAAGCCATCTAAAATTAATACTCTATCATGTTTTTTTAATACAGTCTCTTCCTGGTCCTCCTGGATATTGTCCAGGAGGTTAAATAATTCTTTATGTTTCATGTTTTGTTTTCTATAAGTCCTCTACATCGTAAAGAATGGGTGTAGTATCTTCTTGATCTTCTACAATTTTGAATTGTCCTCCTCCTAAGATTTTAGACCATTCATCAGCATGAGCTTTTTTATACTCATTTTTATCCTTGTCAGTATCTTCAATAAAACCGTGGTTTGTCATAACAATTTTACCTCTTGATTGCATACCATTAACGTGGTTTTTATCAATTTGTAAGTTTGTCCTTTTACCCCATTCTACTTGCATACCACCTTTAATTGCTTTAATCTTAGATGTTCCAGCGTTTGAAATGTTTCCAAATGTAACTACAAATGTTGCATCATACCACATTGCCATACCACCTTTATTCATCATCTTTGGTTGACCCATAGGTGATTCTGCTTTAGCAGTCCAAACTTTATTAACCGCAATTAATGTGTTAGTATATGGTGATGATTCTTTACGAGACATTACAATACTTTGGTTAACTGTGTTACCAAATTGAGTAGACATTGCTCCTGCATTCCATTCATTGTTATTCTTCAATTTTTCAACTGACATTGCACAAGGGATAGATCCAATTGAATCCCAGAAAAAGGCTAAATCATAAGGTAAATTACCTTTTTTCTGCTCATTCTGTAAATCCATAATAAAGGCTGCTACATCTTCAATAGTATGTAAAGTTTCTCTATCAACATAGATAAAATTACCTTCATAATCTACAACATTATCTTCATCATCCTTAATTAAGTTAACTTGTAGACCCATCTGAGCGGCATGTTCCCAGTTCCATTTCATCTCTGTAATGATGAATACAGGGAGTATTCCCATATTTTGGGCTGATACTGCGGCTTCAAGTAAAGCAGTAGTTTTACCTGTATCGGAATGTCCTCTAAGTATTGAGATATGTCCCATTGGCATACCAGGTACTCCAGCAACTTTTTGAAAAGCAGGGGATAAAGGTATCCACTGTTGGTCCTTAAATTTGACGTTTTTATTTAAACCTTTAGATGATTTAAACTTATTAAGATCAAATTTGCTCTTAATCTCGGCAGACACTGCTGCCGAGAGAGACTTTGATACTTTTTTTGCCATATTTAGAAAGGAAGATCATCACCGTTGTTAGTACTATCTTTACTATCAAATAAAGAATCAAATTGATCCACTTTACTTTGTTTAGCTTTAGTAGTATCTAAACTAAAATTAGAAGCAGGAGTTGGTGATGCTGCTGCTGGAGTTGGGAATGAATTTGGGTTTTCAGCAATTTCTTCCTCATTATCTTCTGGTGATAACCACTTTTCTAGAGCAGATTTCATTTCATCAAATGAATAACGTTTAAATAAACCATCTGTAGGGTTTGGTTGTTCACTTGTCCATTTTTCTACTAATGATGAATCTTCACTTAATGGTGATGTTTTTAAACGAACACGTACTGATGATTTATTATAAGGGGTTCCAGTTGATTCTGGTCCTACTGTCTCTACTGTAATATCTCTACCGTTTACAATATCAGTATAATCTCCAATTTCATCATCTACTGCAAGTGCAAGTAATTCTTCATATACTGTTTTCCCAAATTGCCATAATCTAACACCTTTATCTTCTTCTCCACGTACTACAACGGGAACAAAAGTACGGTTTTTAGCATCTAGCTTTTTAGCAAGTACATAATTTTCTTTGTTATACTCACCTTCGCGTAATTTATTAGCGAATAGAGCAATAGGGTCTTTATCACCAAAATTTGTAGGTGAAATCATAACCTTATTAGTAATACCATAATAGAATTTTAATTCTGTAAATGGGTTAGATGAATTGAACGCTGATGGTACAATTCTAATTTGTTGTTTACCTACTGTAGGTCTCCAAAAAATGGTTGTGTAATCGGTTTTTTGACCACCCTGTGGTTTTGATTGGAGGGTATCCAATTTTTGCTTTAGTGCATTTAAATCCATAATGTAACTTTTATTTATTTATAACTTTATTTATGTAACTGTAATATACGAACTGCAATTTGGGTCTCCAAACTATAGTTCAATAATTTTGTAAATTTTTGTATTGAGTTGGTTTAACTCATTATGTTGGGTAAGTAAAATACAATTTCTATAATGTTGCCAATCTACTCTGTATTTAGTATCTACTACACCACCGTTAAGTTTTTTAATTAACCCATTTAAAGCATTGATAGTGTAAAGAGTATTAGATTCTTTTTTTCTATGTACTAAAATAGTATTTTCTGGTATAGANTTTACATTAGCTTGTTCTACATTGTATGTAACTACATATTCNTNTTTNCCAANAATCTCTAAAACAAAGAGNTTATTATAAATGATATCGTATTGTGATTTTATATTTTCAATTAGTACATCAAGACCNTCTAGNTCTGTAAANGTACAAAATAATTTATTATTCAAGTCGCTTAAATTTATTTCTGTTATAACATCGTAATTCGTGTTATACGTATTAAGCGTTTTCTCCAAAGTTGTAATCATAACCTTCTATTTCTTTTATATTTAATTGATATTTTATAAACACCTCTCTAATTTTCCACAAAACATCTTCTTCATCCTCATCAAAGTCAAACAAAAAACTATCATAAGTATAAAGCACTAGCTTTGTCTTGTATCCCCGTAATATACGAAACATATCCCACAAAACCAAACAGTTAACGCTTGTCTCCAAATTTTGTAACACATAGTTAAATAACTTTTGCGGATTCATATTATCCAAGTTTTCTTTTTTATACAAATATCCAGAAACCGGACATTCTATGAACCCGTCGCTTTGGAACTTATTCCAATTATCTCCTACGTATTTCTCTATTTTTTGGAAAAATTCAAGTCCTTTATATTCCTTAAAGACTCCACCATAGAGCTGTTTGAAAGTAAGCTCTTTCGCTTTCTTATAATCCACTTTATATAGGGAAGCAAAATGAGCGTGAATATCACTAGTGGTAAAAGTATAATCAATGAGGCGAGCAGCCAAGCTAGGATGGTAAGCACTAATATCAATTTCCACAAACTTGTTATTACGTGGTATAAAACTTTTCCTACATCCATTTTCTTTATTAAGTGCCG